AATGCGTCCTTCTTCAACAGCAAGAGCTGTCTCAAGGGAAGTGTCAGCTGCTGCGCGTGCGGATTCTTCTGCTGCGAGACGTGTCTCAAGGGAAGTGTCAGCGGATGCGCGTGCGGATTCTTCAGCTGAAAGACGGGTCTCAAGGGAAGCTTCAGCTGCGTCAGATGCTGCTTCGTTAGCGTCAACGTCTGCTTGGATAGCTGCCATGACTACGTCGATGGAGCTGTCAGCTGCTGCGCGTGCGGCTTCTTCACTTCCAAGACGTGTCTCAAGAGAGGAGTCGCCTGCAATACGTGCTACTTCTTCAGCGTCGATGTTGACTTGAAGTGCTGCATCACCTGCTGCGCGGTCGACTGCCTCAGAAGCGAGATCATCGTTCAGCTGCTCAAGAGCGTCGTACAGATCGATGAAGTCGCCGCTAGCGAGGCGAACGAACATCTGTGCTGCATCAACACGTGTTTGGCTAGAGCGGTTCGCTGCTGCAACCTTATTCACGTGACCTGCTGCGAAACTAATTTTCTTTGTTGCCATTATTATTCTCCTAAATTGTAAAATATGGCGTTAATAGCCGCATCGGTCCTGACGTGTGTGGCAAAGTGCTACACCGCCCAACAGACACTTTTAGCGGTCTGCATGTTCATATTCATGTGCATAGGGATCTGAATTTGTATTTTTATATCTGTTTTATATGTGCATTTCTATTTTTGCCCCGGCATTTTTAGCGGCTGCCGAGGGCTTGAGCTCACGTGAGCCGCTTTAGAGCTTTTAGTTCATCATAGAATGCTCTCTCCTCAGAGTTCAGATATTGTACGACGAGTTTCTCAATGTCCTCGTCTGAAACGTTAAATTGAAATGTCACACGTCCTTTAGCATCTTTTTGATAAGAATCAAGAGCAAGCCCTTTGTGCTTCAAGTAGGACGCAAGAATAAGATCGTTTGTCTTATAAATTTTAGATGACATTAAGTTTCCTCAGTTTGAAATTTTCAAGAACGCGAATAAGTCAAAATTAAGTATGAGGGCAGGAATATTTTTTTAAGAATAATTTGGTCGATAAGTTGCCGAAATCATGTCAGACTCGTTTGGTGGCACAGCAAAGGTCAGTGTATTTCCCGAGAGGGCCACATCATAACTTGTTCCATTTTTTTGCAAGAGCCCATTTACAAAGATCATCATATCATTTTCACTCAAAGGTGCCTGGCTGAGAGAGAAGTCCTGGTTTGCATCATCTTTGATGCCTGTGGGTACTTCATTAAAGATCATAAAGTCGCCCCAAGAAGCTTGTGTATCACTTTCAGCAATGAGAACTTGTCCCTCAGTGGGTGCCGTAGATCCTGACACAGACACGATTGTTGTCTGGGTCCTTATTCCTCCGGTGGTTCTATCATCAGTGAGGCGTGGATCATCCTCTGCAACAACACCGCTAACAGATTCATTGTAAGTTGCGATAATTCTACTTCCTATGTTGTAGTCGGAAGGTATTGTCACCGACTTTATTGCGGCATCGTAAGTAAAATCCACGCCAGATGAAAGTCTAATTCCATTTATAAAAATAGCAAGAGAGCTTGCTGGAACTGGAGTGCCTGTTAGAATGAAGGGTAAAAGGGTTTCTGGTGAATTATCTGTTAAGACTTCCTCAGTTGTATTGCCAACCTTTATTATCTCAGTAACTGTGCTTCCTGACACCTCAAACGTCATTGTATTGGTCGAGGTGTCAGCAGATATCTGCATTCCACTACCAGCCACAAACGTGATATCTTCAGACACGGAAGCCTCAAGAGTGTCAGCACCTAATATCAGGGACGTGAAGCCAGTATTTCCTCCAGTAGCTGTACTTGATATCGTTACTTGGCCAGATGATCCAGATTGAATCTGGATGTTATTTCCCGCGACAAGATATGGTCTACCATCTTTCAAGGTTTGCAAAGATCCAGACAATCCCTGGTTAAACGAGACATCACCTGTAAAAGAGGCGCCTGCAAGAAGCGGGACAACAGTCGAGTCAACTGAGATCTCATAAGTTGAGTTTTCTCCGCCATCTACTCCTGACAGACCTGTTCCGATGGTCAGCTTTCTTTCTTTGGACATTCCTGATTCGGACTCGATAGTGATAAAACTACCGTCGGAAACTCCTCCGCCGCCGCCAGACAAGCCTCCAATAACTGTATCAAGAGTATCGCCGATGTAGATAAAAGCATCAATGTAAGTGGGATTTTGGGCATGAGCTCCTGTCCCAGGTGGGTCTTGTTGAAAGAAAACCCCATTAAAATAATCAAGCGACCAGTCTCTCTCATCTAGCGGATATACTCTCTCAAGAGCTGAGATATCACCGTAATGAGGGATAGCTTCGTAGTCTGATCCGAACGTGGTGGGAATAAGTTGAATTCCACCTAGGGTCTCATATATCTCCTGCCCGTTTACGAAGAATCCTGTTCCTGCTTTTGGATTTGAGCTATTTGCAACATAGTCGTCAGGAAGTCTAACAGAGAAACTATGCCTACCTTGATCTGTATCTGTTCCTGGTATAAATGTGACAGGTAATCTTACGTACTCAGCAACACCTCCAGTGATCGTATAAAAAGACGTCTTTGATGGTGTGCTTGGTACCTGTTCTCCAAATACAGTCTGAGCAGATATAGTAAGACCGCTAGACAGTGCTTCATTGGCAATCTCTTTGTCAGGCGATGTGTGCGCCTTACCAACTATTTTCTTAAGAGCTAAGTCTCTCTCAGTTGCGCTTACAAAAGCCATCTTATACCCAATTTAAAGTGATCGAACTAATGTTTCCTGTCCAAGATGCATCTGCCTCGATCTTCATAACTAAATAATCATTTGCGCTTAAGAACTGCGTTCCAAAAGTTCCCTCAGTTGCTTGACCCATACTTCCTAGCGTACCCACCAGACATCCATCACCGTCTCCAACTTCTCCCGTAGAGAAAGGAAGAGCCAGATCCATCCATCCGGTTGATTGATTTTCTGAATTTTGAGGTAGTTTAACAGCGACTGTGAACTTGTTTGTACTTGCTAACGATGTCCCAACTGGAACAACTTGACCCGTACCTGCAAATGTTAGAGTAAAATTAGTCTTGGAGCCGCCTGCATTATTTTTAAACTTTCTATAGTAAGTTCTTGCGCCTGACGCTATTCCTGAATAGTCTACGTTGCTTACAGGCCCATTTGCAACAGAAGAAAAGTTTCCTCCGTTCACGCCATTTATTGGGGATACCAACTTCTCATCATAGACAAGAAGCCCATCATTTAAAAGTAGTGACTCATTTGAATCCCAAGGAGTATCAACATCAGATTGTCCGTCATAAGCTTTGACAGGTAATCGATAATCTTCTCCTCTTAGAGGTTCAAAAGTGTCTGTAGCAGTATCAGATAGATTATAAACTAATAAGTTTGAAACAGACTTAGTTCCACCAAGCGTCAATGACTTCTCGCTTATCGGATGAAGGACATTTGTCGATGCCGTAATTGAACCATCTAATAGTTTGGAAGCATTAACATTTAAGAGTGCGCTAATAGAAAGAGATTTTGTCTCATTCTCACCCGTCGATACGTTGATTTCAGGTAGTTCTCCCGTAGCAGGAGAGACATAAGAGGCAGCACAGTTTAATCCAGTGAAAGTAATCGCTGAGATTGAATTAGAATAGACATTTTTGTAAGCATTGTCAACTGTCAAGCTATAGTCTGCTGTACCACCTGTGTGATATGACACACCTGATATCTTTTTATCACCTGTCATGTTAAGATTTTGAATCAGCGAGTTTGATGCAGCAATTGGAGTGACATAGTCATCGACCACCCAATCAATATAGTTTGTCACCACATCAGCAGAAGTTTTTCTATGTATAACTCTAGCGTAGTTGTGACCAGGTGACATATCACCAGAGTGAATAAGGAAGGTGCCAAGCCTATGCTTAAAGACGTCTAGCTCAGATCCGTCCTCAAAGTGTGCTGAAAACGGAGCTGAAGCTGATAGATACGTGCCGAAAGACGTTTCTGGCTTATCAGACGATGGTACAGCTAGATCAATGGATAGCTGCTCTACTCCATTGATTTCTAATATCAGCTCGCCGGTATTTGCATCTCCAAAACAATCAGCGGGATAATTAACTGAGTCTGCTGCCACATGATCGTTTACTTTCCCGCTTATGTTTGTGCTGGCGTTAATAGCACCAAGTCTAACATCAGATCCAAATATTGCATTTAAAAATGGAGAATTAATATCACCTGGTGTGAAATCACCCACACCTTTAACATTAGTATAACCAACAATCTCACTTGTAGCACCAAAAGAAAGTTTTGAACTAGCACCAGACTGAGTTGCATTAATCTGAGAAAGTGAAGGTGCGGGACCAGGTGCTAATGACTTAAGCACTTCGTTAAATCTATCAACAGCGGTGCCAATAGGGGTTGAAGTATTGAAATCTGTGAACAAGCCGTCAGAATAGTCGGCATCCTCTGATTCACCAATTGTTCCGAGTCCTGTCCCTGATGTGGAGATGACGATCTGTCCGTTTGATTGGGTTACGATATTGATGCCTGTGCCTGCAGCAAGATATGAAGATCCGTCCATCACTTTCTGGAGAGATCCTGTGATCGAGTTGTGTAAACTTCTAAGACAGCCTTCGACATCGATATCACCAATAATACAAGTAGATCCTGTAACTACTAATTTGTTCTCAATAATGACAAAATCGTGTGTATCAGCACCGAGAATAAGCGGCATCTCAGAAAAAGTAGATAAAGTATTCTTTCTTACTCTGATATCACCTATTTTAGTGTCTTGATCCTGATTTCCAAAGTGAAGCACTCCTGCATCATGGGAAAATTCGTGATCTCCAATCTTGAAATTGTTACTATCGAACTTTAAAAATCCGCCCTCATCTTTAATTTTATGATCACCAAAGTGAAGACTTTCTGAGTCAAAGTGGACATTTTCACCCAAAGTAATTTTTCCAGGCTCAGTCTGGTGAATCCTTTGATCTCCAAGCTTGATACCTTCTGTTGCAATCTTTAGAGGAGATCCACCGTGCAGTGTGCCGGAGATAACAACATCACCGCCAAAGACAGTCACACCTGTTGTGTCATTTCGAGATGATCCTGACACGTAGAGGTACACATCACTTCCGAACGCAGTCGGATCGCTATCACCTATTCCTACTTTGTCAGAAGAAGTTGTCAGTCTAACTACAGCACCATCGTCGGTCCAACCTGAGTTATTTCCTCCTGGGCCGGCTCGAAAAATGGAAATCGATGTCCCTGTATTCGGAAAGATATCAGCTGTTCCATCATCTTCATATGTGACTGTGACGATGTCACTCGCTGACAGATCTAGAATCACCATTGAAGTTGATTCGTCAGGATCTCCTGATGTCTCTGTTCCATTTCTCTTTGTATGTTTTGTTACACCATTAACTTTTATTCTAACGTCATACTGGGTTGTTGCAGAAACTTTTGCAGAGAATGCAACTGCTATGAAATATGTTCCTGCATTGTCAACTGTAAATGTTCCTGCTGAAGACGCGAAAGATATTCCTGATTCGGGAACATTGGTATTTAGGGTGGGGGTAGTACCTGGTTCTGCTGTACTAAAAAGAACTCTTTCATTTCCTGTTCCAGCGTCAGCTCCAAGCGTAGTGATATCGTTAGTTTGAGTGATGGAAACAATAACAGGGTCACCAAATGTTCCACCTATAATAATCTGGCCATTTGACTGGCTTGTGATCTGAACCTGATTTCCCTCGACAAGATAAGATCTGCCATCAGTTAGTTGAGTTAGTGATCCAGATAGACCCTGGTATCCTTCGAGAGGCGTTCTTACTTCGAGAGGAGAACCGCCGTAAAGAGAACCTGAGATTACAACATCGCCGCCGAAAACTGATACACCGAAAGAACCAGCGGCTTTTGACTCAACTGACCCTGACACAAAGAAGTTTGTGTCTGCACCTGGCATCTCTGCGGCACCGACACGAGCGGAGCCTGCTCTCACGTCAAGAGCAGTGATCTTGGTTGCGCCTATTGTTTCTATCTTTCCTGTCTTCTGATTGACAAACAGGTTTGTAAAATTAGACAAGTTGCTCTCCGCAGATCATATGTAAATACTTATCGATTTACTGCTTAACCTTTTACGAAAGAAGAGAAATCATTCAGACCAAGATTTTTAGGGTCTATGTCCGCGCCTCCTGCTAAAGAATTGATATTAGCAACTTGCAGTGAATCAACATTAGTATTTTGCGTGATACCAGAAGGCTCTACATCAAAGAAAGGTTTCGTGACTCTAGCGTGCTGGTCGATATTTAAGTGTCCTGATGCATCTTCAGGTGTGAATTGCCTTCTTACGAGATTTCCATCTCCCACATTGAGAACTTTTGAGAAGACAATTGAGACAACTTCTCTTGATTGATCTCCAGCAGACTGGAACTTAGCAAAAAGCCTTTGCTCCAACATATCTCTAAACTGACCAAATCGATCATATCTAAAAATTGCCTTTGTGAATTGAGGAACTGCGTTAATCAATCCATACTTAAATCCTCTTAGAATCGGAGGGGAAGCAAACTCTGCGTCTGGTGATGGGATTGTAGCATTGTCGATAAGAGAAGGCTCGACAGATCCAGATGGGCCTGCTCCAATTCCGAAGATAATCTTATTTCTCTGCTTGAAAGTTTCATTTCCAAAGCCAAGGTTTTCATCAGTCCAGAATCCTGCGCCACCGTCTGGTGCAAAGCCTGTGAAAACAACTCCCGCTGAAAGTGAATCAAGGGGGCCACCACTGATCTTTTCAATTCCGACAGGGGTTCTGGCAACATTATCATACCTGTTTTCAAACGGAAAGGCAAAAAACCATTTATCATTTTTTGATGTTGCATCAGTGACATCAACAGGTTGGGTTCCTATGCCTAGCGCTGCCTTACCAGATCCGAGCGGGTCTGATATTATAGAAGCCCCATCAATTGAAAAAATAGTCTGTATATCTGGAACTAAAGAATCAAAGAATCTCTCACCTGAGTCGATCAAGTGAATTCCTCGCAATATGGATCCTGTTGTTCCTGCTTGCCCGGAAATGACACTATTGGGTTTGACATCGATACGAGAAGTTCCGACCCCTAAGTCTTCATCAAATACTTGATCTATATAAGATCCGCTATATTGAGATGTATACTCAGATAAAAATTGATCTAAGCAGTCTGACGTGTTTGTTAATGTAGTATTATCTCTTACATCTTCATGGATGCTGTCAGAAGTTAAAAGCTGGTTTGTTCCCTGGTGGAATTCTCTGCCCTCTCTGATTAGAGATCCGTAAAGTGTAAGCTTGCCGTTATAGGGCGCTATCTCAAGAGTAGATGATCCTCCTACCGAATAGGGCACTGACAGCTGCCACCCAAAGATCAAATTGTCTTCAGGACGTAAAACGTATGGGTTGTTAACTGACACAAATTCTGGCTCAACCAAGTCAGCAACGAATGCTGTCTTCGTATTTTCTACCTGGTATGATCCCGATACGTTCTCACCATAAACAGAAGTTGTTAGATCTCGCCCTGTAGGCAAACCTAAAGCATTTCGACCACCGTTTTCATAAGATGTTAAGACCATATTCCCATTTACAGTTAATTTTAGAACTGCCTGAGATGTTTGAACAACAGGAGACTTTACAGTCCCTGACATCACATATTCACCCGGAGCTAACTTTCCTGTCCCAGAAACATCTATTACATTCAATTCTCTCAAAGTTGCCTGCTTTAGTTCTCCTGATATTCCTGGGTTTACAGAAACCGCTTGCATATATGTAACCAGATCTCTTCCTGAATCAACATACACACCTTCTCCAGACTCATTTAAAACTGCAAGAGACGGGATTGAAGAAGTCAAGATACCGAACTGGGGATAACCTGTATCACCTTCGACAGATGTATATGTCTGTTCAACATTGAAGGGTGATCTTTGATTTAAGATAAAGAACGTAGACATTGGTGAGTCAGCAGTTCCACCACCTGTTTCAGCATTTTGAAAAGTTCCAGAAAAAGTTAAAACTGCTTTTTCGACAACAAAAGGTGCATTAATATACTCAGACATTTGTGTTAGCTGAGAAGAAGTAGCATGATATTTCGGATGGATTGGAAATCCAAAATTTGATATGGGTGCGCCGGATAGCCTAGTACGCTTAATTGTATCTGCTGGTGTTACACCACCTACATCAGTAGAAACTCCAAATCCAATATTGAGAGAATCGAGAGATCTTTGGGCTGTATCGGTTTGTGGAAAAACTCCTGAGCCTATTAAGTCAAATTTCTTTTCGCTCTTATTATAATATCCCATGTGATGGTGAAATGTCCCAGCGGATGCGCCTCCATCAACTGAGATTAGGGAAGTTTCGTTAGTTGTTAAGTCGATCTCAATTTTTGTCTTAGATTTAAGTGGATTTGAGAATCCCAAACCGACATCCTCAACCCGGCTTCCTGTTAGATAAAAAGGATCTGTTGCAGAGCTTGGATCATTTTCAAAGAGATTGTGCTCAGAAAAAGGAAGAAGATCTTGCCCGGGCGTGAAGGTGACTCTTTGATCTGCGATACCAAAAGAAGCTGTTCCTGGCCCTACAAGTGTAGGATTCGTACTTGGTGTTGCAACAAATCTATCAATGTATTGACTTGAGGAAAATATCTGCCTACCCAAGATAAGATTGTCAGATGCCCCTACAAGAATTGATGTAGTATCATCAAATGATCCAGAATATACTCCTGTTCTTGAATCCCCTGTTCTAGCAATAGTAGGATAAGAACCTGTCGCATTATCAACATTTCGAATATAAACTCTGGGCGATAGAGATGTGATCCCTGATATCGTCAGCGTATTTCCTTCTCTATCTTTTGTTCTTTTAGGCATCGTTTTTCAGATTTCCAAATGCGATTGAATCGACACCAAACGCACCATTAGTAAATATAAACCCTGTTCTCGAAGATTTAAAACCTGCGGGAGGGTACTGTTCAGTCTGTGGATTTAAGGCACTCAGCGCATCGAGCATATCAGATGAAGCACTCAGCAATAGCATTTGAGCATTTACGTCATTTCTATTGTTTTGAGTTTCATCAAATGGTGCAACATTTTTCTCTTGTTCCCAGACAGCAGTTGGAACTAAAATGTCACCTATTCTCTCTCCCCCGTCCAAAAATACATCAACTCCGGAAGAAGATGTAAGCGGGTATAGATTTTGTACGCTAGAAGATCTTCCATGAGAATCAATATTTCCATCCATAACTGCGCCTTTTGTAGATCTAGCTATAAAAGGACTTTCAGTAGACACATGCGATAAAACATCTCTAATCGTCATTCCTTCTATAACGCCGTTAAATTGCGAAGGATCATCATGCGCATTATTGATCAGGTTTAGAGCGTATGTCTGATCATCTCCTGATTCTATGAAGTCTATAGCTGCTGTGTCTGCAGTGTTATCAGGTCTTATCTCAGACTTTGAAAAAGATGCGATATCTTCAAATGATTCATTTGACTTAAATTCCTGGGGTTGTCCAAAATTTAAAACAGCTACCGCATTATCATTTAAGCCTGTTCCCATCAAAGGAAGAACTCTATTTCCAGATGGAGTTTTGTTTTTGCCGCTGACACCTTGTGTAAACTTTGCAACACAGTTTACTTGGTCTTTTGTCTTAGCAGTCTCTCTGACGTAATCAGGTGAATGTGGGTCGTATTTACTGTCAGGTTTTTCTCTTCTCTTGTCTAAGTCTGGAGGAGTTGCTTTCTTTGTAGAAGCATCAATTTTTGATACTCCTTGCTTGTCTTTAAATTCAGCTCTGTATTCAAAATTTACTTTGGGATTAAAAGACATAGAAATCTACCTCGACCAATTCAATCCTGTTCCGCCGTAACCACCGTTATATGAATCACAAATTTGTGTATCAAAAGCATTAGGCGTAGGCTGAACAGGTGCATCAGGAGAATTACCTTCTGGAAACTCGTTTCTATTTTGATTTGATCCTGCTCCTCGGAGCCCTCCTAGCGTCACATCTCCTGGCTTTTGATAGTCAGAAGTATAATAGTTTCCATTATGACGTCTAAGCTTTCCTCTCTCAAGAGCGTGAGGTTCGACAACAAAGTTTACACCTAAGAAATTTGCCTTCTTTGGCATAGTTTGTTCAATCAAAACTCCAATTGATGTATCAAACCACTTGTAGAACTCAAAAAACTCTTTAATATTTATCTTCTTTGTCAGTCTATTGAAATAGACATCTCTGAGAGATTCGAGATCTGGATAATCTTCTTCAAATTGAAGATTTGCATTTCCAATTGCATCATCGATCGCGTCAAGATTTGCAAATATCTTAGAGATATCTTCATTGAGGGCATCTGCTATCGAAAACTCTAGAGAAAATCTTGGATCATCTTGAGGTTCTTCATCTCGAGGAATCTCAAATAAAGGTGCAGGCAAAGCGCTGTATTCATCTCTGTTATCAGAGCTCTTAAAGCTTCTTGGTCTAACCTTGACACTATTTAAATTCTCATCAAAATTAGGAGAAACTGTGCTAATAAATCTCTTCTCATTTTCAAATACGTCAACAGAGCTTTCAAATCCTGTTGTTGAACCTGATGTTTCATTTTGAGAGAAATCGATTATTTTGATAACGCCTGTAGAATTTGAAGATGTTATAGGCTGATCGCAAGTTAGATCCATTCTTAGTCTTTCAAATGATCCTGATTCTTGCGTGACAAAGTTAAAATTCAGTTCAGGATCTTGAACACCTAAAGAGCTTGGATTTCTAACGTGTTCTTTCCATTCTTCAATCTTTAGCGCTTTAGACCAAAACTTGACATTTGAAACGCTTCCTGCAAAATCAGTTGCTCTAGCTTGATCATCCTCATTGCTGTTATTCAAAAAGAAATCTTTGTGTGTTCCAATAACTTGAGGTCCAATTACAACATAAGAACCTGAGGCGTTTAAAGTATCGCTTTTATTTTGGAAAACATTATTTGCAAAGTTTGCATTAGCATCTTCCATATAAAAAGAAGATGTTGAGAAAATTTGTTCTATTCTTCCATTTGACTGTCTTGCGCATCTTAAGAAGTATGAAGAAGAAACAACAGGAGATTCAGCTCTTTCTCTACCAAATGAAAAGTTCCACGTTTCACCATTGCTAACTGAGACAAAAGGTATAACCAGCTTTAATGAAGGTAATGTAGCAATACTTGGTCCTGCTGTGTTATTTCTAACCCAAAGTTTAACATGCCCGTCTTTGTTTTCTTCTGATCCTGACATTAGAAGCATATTTGCTACGACACCTTCATATGGTGCCAAAGCTCCGGAGCCAGTAACATGTAGGCGAGCCAAACTTTGAGTCACAGGATACGAAAATGATGAGCTTAGATTATTTGTCAATCTATTCGGAAATCTATAAGTTGCTTCATAAGTCCATGATCCAGACGTAAAAAGTCCATCATTTGGGTCATCTGATATTCCGTGAAGACCGAATCCTTTTGACTCATGTGAACTTCCTTTTTCTACAAAAGTTCCTGCTGCTTCAGGTACACCTACTTCAATCCTGGATCCAGTTAAATATCCGCCTTGAAGACGAGGTAGATTATCGTAAATCCCCTGCGCATTTGTTGATCCAGGCGTAGTAAATGATCCTGAGAAACTTAATTCAGAGCTTATAACAGCTCTATCATATCTTAGGTCTGAAAGTGAGAAAGATTTTGGACCACCAAACTCTTTGATTCTCACATATAAATCAGGATCTAGACCAAATGATCTTAAAATTGTTTTAACACTATGAACTGTACCTTTAGACCTTATCGTCTCTCCAATGTTGGTCAATATTCTCCTAAGAATATTGTTTCTTATCTTCATCAAAGATGCAGGATTGTTTGAATAGTCAACGCTCAAGTCTTGATGGTGATAAAATTGCTCAGGGGAACCATTTGTAAAAATGGGAGGTAGTTCAAATCCAAAGTATCTCGACACGAAAGGAAGAAATTGATCTGCTGCACTCTCACCATCGTCATATCCGACGTGAGTTACCTGGGACATATGATCAGTTGTCGCCTTAATTTGATCAAAGTGCTTTGCCCAAACATATAAAATTGCTGACAGTATTTGTGACGATCCTAGTTCACCTGAACCGGGTAGATTGCTTCCTGAGTATGGTGAATTTATAGGTTGATCAAATTCTCTAAATCCAAACGTGCTAAAGCCTTCATCAAAATAATGAGGAGGTACCAGCTTCGTAATTAAGTTTGGATTGCTTTCATCATAAGTACTGGCTGACGTGAGAAGATCTGTATTTAAATTTTGGACACCTTCAAATTTAGGAAAAAGAACGGGATTTAGTTCACTATCTTCTTGGGTTAAAGAAATCCCTAAACTTCCGGTCTCTCTCATGGAAGTAACATAATTTGAAACCAAAGAGTGTAATGAGTTACCGCTACTATCCAAAACCAATGCATTGTTACCAAAGCTTGCAGAGGGTTCATTAAATTTGAAGTATAGCTTCAAGTCAGACGTTGGAAAAACATTTCTATTTGCAAATTTCTTTTGATCTAAATCAGATCTTAAACTATGATAAAATCTTACTTCATCCAAAGATCCTGAATACGTTTCACTGGGGATAAAGTTTGTATCTCCGCTCATACCTACAAGCTCGTGCGATGATCCAGACCCAATCAAGAATGGTGTACTATCAAATTCAATCGTTTTGAGAGCTGCTTGACCTGAAGAGCTGGCAACTAAATTTTCATTGATGTATAGCTTTAGATTATTTTGAGTTGTCGATCTATCGTAGGATGCAACAATATGATTAAATCTATCTTTGTCAACAGAAGCGCTTGTAAACATCTTTACACTTCCGGAAGACATTGCAAAAAGAAGATCTGCATTAGATGTAGAGCTAGACTGCGATACTGCTAGAGTAAAGCCCATATTAGAACCAGAAATCTTTTGGAAGATGACCTGATTTTCATTTACGATTGAAGGTAAGTTTAAAACACACTCAAGAGAAAAGCTATTCGTCTCAGGATTTAAAACAGACACACCTGTTTTGTCTTTTGAGAAGTCTGTAAATTGACTTCCCTTAAAATCAAAAACCTTGATATACGTACCTTCTTCTTCAGAAACACCTGAAGATCCTGAGAAAATCAGGTATCCCATATTTTTGGGAAACTGTGTGAGGACGTAGTTTTCAAAACCTGTAAGTCCATTTAGATAGTTTTCATACTCAAGTCGAGTACCATCAAAAGGAAACTTATTGATAATATTGTCAAAAGCAACATTAACATTTGCTTGCGCAGAGTTAAAAAAGGTATGATTTTCAAATTTTGAAAAATCTACAGGTAGTTGTTGCGTGTTTCTTATTCCTGTTTCAGGACTGTCATATAGAAAGTAGTCACCGGAAGCAACTGACAACTTGCTTAAATCTTCACTTGTTTTGTTGATTAGACTCTTAGATCCATCCACATTCTCTCTTCTAATTGCAGAAGAAAATACTCCTGGACGCAAGTTCTGTAGTCGGGACTTATTAGTCATTACTCAATCCTAAATGTTCCACCTACTCTTTTGAAAACTTGATCCGACCCTAGGTCTTTAACCAAAACATCAATTGAGAAAACTCTTCCAACGGGAAAATCGTTCGTGTAAAGATCAAAGTACATTCCGTTAGAATCAGTTGAAAGAAGCGTTGACTTATCAGTTGTATCAAATGGAATTATGACAGTATTTGAATACTCATCTCTAATTCTATAATAACACTGAGTAAAGATAAGGCTTTTTCTTACATAAGGTACTTTTGAAGATGGCACAACTTCATCATCATCAAAGGCAACAAATCTAATTCTAACTTTTTCACCCTTTTTGTATGCGCTTCGAGCGTTTTGAATGCTCACAATCAGTCTTTTTGGAGTATTTTCAAAACCTGTTGTTTCAGGTTTGTTTACTTCTACGCTTCCAGTGTGGAATGTGTAAGTCTTATCGTTAGATCTCCAGAACACATCAAAATTAATTGATCCGCTATCCCGGACAAAATCGGCGATCGTATTAGAAGCTGTTACAACAGTTGTGTTAAATGAATCAATCGCAAAGCTAGCTGAATATACACCTGAAGCAAATAGTGAAGCCCCATATGAATGCTGAGATGCAGAAAGTTCTTTCTCAAAAGATCCTGTCTTTATCATGACACTCATGCAATCAGAACCTGATATTCCAATCAAGCTTGACCCTGATACGAGATTCGAAGGGATACCTCTTGAAAAATGATTTAAGAACAAAGATCCAGATAGATTAAAGAAGAAGGCTTCATGATGATCTTGAATATCGTCTCTAAATTTTATTTCAAGCCTAGGACGAATTGCTGTATCCAAACTATCTCTGGATGCGAATCTTTTAACAAATCTAGTTTTATTATCAGTTTCTTGTGTTCCTGAAAATGCTATTCTGAGTCCATAGTCCGGTATAAGTCCTGCTAGCGTACCAGATATTACTCTTGTAATGTCAACATTGAGATCTTCTGTGCCATCTTCAAATAGCTGCTCACTATAGAGAAAAGAAACGCCTAATCCATCATCCAAGTTTCCTGAGCCGATTATGTCAATATCATCAGCATTTAACAAGCCTTCTCTATTGGCACCTTCAATGCTCCAGACGTTTGGTGAATCACCAGATATTGACGCAGTAACAAAATTAGCAGCATCGATATCTTGAAATCTAGTAACGTCTCTTCCGACCCCTTCGTCAAAAGATCTTGAAAGTGGGTGGACAATAATCTTAAAGTTAGATGGAAGTGTTTGTCCACCGGCAACATCAAAAAGTTTTAGATTGCACTTAAAAGAATCACTAGTGATATCAAGTATGCTACCTGTTAGTTCTCTTAGTGGATCTAAATCGAATTTAATAAGTGCTCTTGATAATTCAATAGGCTTATCTTCTCCTGATATTTTGCTTTCATCGTAAAGCTTAAAAATATCGAGAGTTCCTGCTTGACCTACATTTGCATCTGTAGCTCTAAAAGAATTGTTTATAATCTTGTTTGTAATATAGCAATCTTTTGATGCTGACAGAATTCTATACATTTTTTATTCCTAGCTTACTGTTCCTCGAATATCCAAGTTAGGAAACTTCAATTCAAATATTCCGCCTGGCGGTGGAAACAATATGCCCTTTCTAATGTTAGCTTCAACATTATAGGCATTACTTGAATAAGTCCTTTCTCCTACTGTACCAATAATATTTCTTATTTTTACACTTGTAACTGAGGTTACACCCGTGACATTATAAATCAAATTATTTATATCAGAGGTTAAAATTGATTCTTCAATTTGAAAATTCTCAATATTAAAGTATGATGCAAGATTGTCAATGCATTGTTTGAGAACTGCTTCTTTGTTAAAGTTTGGATCAACTGCTATTTCAAAATCGATTCCAATATTGATTATCTGGGCATCTAAGATATCAATTGCGTCTGCAATAAGCCTAAACTCATTTAAATACTTAGATAAATTCTTTTTTAATGCATCAGGTGACGTCTGCAGAAAACCTGAGGCATTTCGATTAATAATATAAAGCAGTGAAGAAAGAGGATTTACCGGATTCTCTCTTACAGACGCTCTAAATACTCGCCCAAAGTTTGCAGGCATCGTATAAACTCTTGCAAGAAGATCTTTCTTTGTTACGATTCTTGATTGGAGATTTCTTGAAGCATTTATTAAGCCTCTAATCTGCTCAATATCAGGGGCATCCTCTCCACCTACTGCAGGATCATTATTGGTCACAAAAATAGAAGACCTTACTGCTCTCTCAACAAGAGATGTCGGACTGTTTACAAATCTCAAACCAATAGATCCGAGGGATGTAATTGTTTGTGCACCTACATTATGACTAAGGCCACCGCCGAATCTGTATTGTATTGTTATTGTTGTGCCCTTTGGAGATATTCCAAGTGTTCTTGTCTTTAACAAGTTCTCAGGATCAATGGAAAATCTACTAAAGTTATTTTGGCCATAAAGAGGAAGTGCCAGCTCAGAAGGATCTGGAACTATATCTCTATCAAGCGTATCACCTCTACCTGATCCGAATCTTATTGTTGATAAACCTGTAAGCGTAGAAGAATCAGTAATAAACCTATAAGGTGCAGGACGAACTTCAAGGTTTTGACTTACGTCAAAACTATCATCATCCAAGTTATTTACACCCACATAAACTGTATCTTGAACTAGAGATTCAACCTCGTAATACTGGTTGCCATCTGCATCCCTAACATCAAGTATTTGACTTACATTGGCATTTGAAAGCGTAATCGTTCTAAATGCTTGAAAGGTGTCAGGTATTTCAAAAGTCTCAGTAGTTCTATCACCTGACACGCATGTCACATCTCTTGTAACAAGATAAGATGATGGATTTCCGTTAGCATCAGTAGATCGAATTTGTATAGTTGCAACTAGTGACCCTAGTTCATCTTTTTGAGAGAAGTCTATATTGTCAACAACGTTAAAAACAATATCGTTGTCTGCAACAACAGTTGTATTTTTTTGAAGAATCGGCAAAGCAGACTCTTGAGGTCTAAATTTGCTTCCTACTTGCTCAGCAGGTACTTCTAAAGTAAAGGAGACTTGTGCGACAGCAGGTGAAGCACCTGTGATCTTAACTCCCGCTGCTCGGGCTAACCTTTCAATGTTTACAGTCTCAACTGCAGTCTCAGGATCAAGCTCTCTAAACTGGTGGTCAAGATAAAACGAAGAAACATCACCGACATATGAAGCAAGATCTAAGAAAAGCCCGCCGAGCGAAGCATCTGAGAAATCTTGGATTCTATCTGGAAAATATGTTCTTGCGAACTCTAAAAGCTCTGCTCTAAAAGACTCAAAATCCTTATTTAAGAAACTTCTATTCTTTACTTGCAGAAGATCCTTTTTTGTGTTTTGCGCCATAAATTAACCTCCTGCTTCAAAAAAGACCCTAATTGCCTTGTTTGAAATATTAGCAGTGGGAACATTAAAAGTTACAGTGATTGCTACGGTTGCAATCTGTGGATCGTTATTAGTATCTATGCTTGTCTCGAAAGATTCTAATTCCACGAAAGGCATAAATTTGGCAACAGCTGTCTTTATATTAGACATCGCATCGGATTCCCACTCAGGATTAGACGAATAATCAAAAACAAGAGATTTTAAGTCAGCACCAAAATCATATTGCCCAAGACGCTCTCCATTGTTTGTCAATATAAGATTTCTGAGATTGTCTGCTATCTGGTCTCCGAGATCTCGATGCATTCTAAACACACCATCAGAGCCTTCTCCCAACTGCATTGGAGTTGTTATGCCAATAGGTAGAGGGACAGGTGCTGTAGGGGCTCTGTTTTCAGATACCTTAGTTCCTACAGATTTAAAACTTATAGTTGCCATTTACAAACACTCAATTATAAATAACCATCACACATATTTTATGACCACCGAATTGGTGTAGTGGCGCCTGTTAGAGTTACCGTACCTGTTTTAAACCACGCAGAAACTACTTCTGCAATTTTTTCCATCACTTCTTTATGAGACGCACCAGACATTCCTAGTGGGAGAGCTTGTAACTTAATCCCTGTGCCAACTAAAGTAATCGGCGGCGTAAATGCACTATAAACACCAGGTGATGATGCAAGTATTAACGCACCGAGGGCATTGCCGTAAATACTAAAAGCAGTGTTAAAAACTGTCTCAAAAACTTGTCCTGTAGGATCGGGAAGTGCAGCTGGACGAAGTCCCAAAGAAAGTGGCTTCTGCATAGCAGCAAGTCCTCCAAGCCAAGTTAAATTATTTACCGGGGGCGGGGATAATGTTGTTGTATAAGCTATAGTTGCTTTTGACCAAAATTCACCTAAGTCTTCTCCGTCCCGAGGAAACCTTCCAACTTCTCCGTCAATCTCTTTTAGAAAAGAAGAAGAATCTGGGACCATAAACCTAGATAATCCTTGTCGTAATATTTCATCTGAGAGTGGCATTACTTAGTTTTTCCAACTTTACTAAGAATAGTACTAAGTCTTTGGTTAATCGATTCAAATGCAGCTGCGTTCACAGGTGGGCCTGAAGGTCCTACGCCTGTTGGAACTGTTAAAATTTTAATTTGTGTTATTAGTTCCTGAATGAGTTCTTTGAGCGCGTTGCCTAATACTATAGGTTCA